TGTGTGTGTGTGTAGGTATGTTAAGTAAAAATCTTTTTATGAGTATATTTCATTTTTACATAAGATTTCTTTTATTATAAAATTTTATGTAAAAATATTCATTATTTTAATATTATACTTTAGTATAATGGGTAAAGGAGAAAAGCTAGATGAGGTAGCAATGGAAAATGTAATTAATTTATTAGAAGATAAAGGTTTTAAGAATAAATTAATTAAAAAACTAAATGATGCAGTAGATGTTCCATTAATAAATGAGAAAACTGAAAAAAAGGTACTGGATTCAATTTATAAAATACTATTAGAAACAATAAAAGAGCTATAAACTATTTGTATAATGTATATAAATAGTTTGTTATTAATAATAATAAGGATGAATAAAAGCGAATTAAAAGTAGTATCTAGCAACATAGTAGCATTTCCTTTAGCAAAAAAAGTTTTTACGTATGGAGAATACGATAATTTTTTTAGTAAATCCCCAAAATTTACCTGGGAGGACTATCAAAAGTATAAACATGTAATTTCAAGATGTAATAAAATGACTAGTTTAAATTTTACTAAGTTAGAAGATATAGTTAGTTTCAAATAAATATACAGAAAAAAAAAATATTAACATAAAGCATAAAATGAAGTCAGATACAGAAATAATACTGGTAAATTTAAACAACCATCAAAGTTATATAATAGATAATATCAAAAACTTATTACTATTTAATAATACAAATATAACAGTAATATCAAATAAAGAATTATTTTTGGAGTTTGAAGCAGTTAAAGATAAAATAAAATTAGTAGATGAAAAGGAGTTAGATTTAAGTTATTTTGACGAAAGAAATAAGCAAAACGCTTCTTTTAGAAATGGATTTTGGCCATTAACCTCACGCCGTCTTTTTTGTGTTTATGAGTATATAAAGAAATATAATGTAGAGAAGTGTTTTCATTTAGAGAATGATACTATGGTATATACAGATTTAAGTAAAATGATTGAAAAGCTAGATAATAAGCTATATATAACATTAGATGCCCCAAATCGTTGCATAGCAGGAATAATGTTTATACCAAAATTTTATAACATGGTACCATTGATAGAAAATTATCAATATAATAAGAATGATATGTTAAATTTAGTAAGATTCTATATAAAAAATAGAATATTTTGTGAACCATTTCCAATTATTAAATCAAATAAGAATTTTATTTCAGAAATGGATGATTTATCAAAAAATTATTCATTATTTAAGGGAATATTTGATGCAGCAGCAATAGGTCAGTATTTAGGTGGGGTAGATCCAAGAAACAAACGAAATGATAGTAGGGGTTTTGTGAATGAAACATGTAAGGTGGACTATTCTAAATACGAATACAAGTGGATAAAACAAGAAAAAGATTCTATATATATTCCACATGTAAAAATAGAAGAAGAGTACATACCTATATTTAATTTACATATACACAGTAAAAGATTAGAAAATTTTATGGGAGATAATCCAAAAGAGACGGAATTAATACCACTATACGATAATTAGGAATATTATTAATATAATGTAATATTTATAATATTTACTATGAAAATTATAAGCGGTGAAGGTATTCAACTAAGATGTGATTATTTAATAGGAACAAAAAGGGATTTTAGTTTTAATCCAAAATTAAAAAAAGTAAGCGACAAAAGGAAAATTGATATAGATAATATGAATAAGCCTTTAAAAATAAATCATTTTTCAAAAATATTTTGTTATACTCATTTGTTATTGAGAGATGATTTTATTAGTAAAATGAAATTAATAAATTGTACATTTGATTTATATTTTCATAACTCTGATTTAAATTTTACTAGTAAATATCTAAAAATATTCTCAGGATTAAAAAACTTAAAAGATGTATATACACAAAATATTGGAGTAGATGTATCTAGAGTATATCCAATACCGATAGGTATAGCGAATGAGATGTGGAAGCACGGGGATTTAAAGAAGTTAAACCGTTGTGTAGATATGGTAAATAAAAATAAAATAAAAAAAACAAAAAACATTTTTTTTAATTTTAGTGTATCTACAAATAAATCACAAAGAGATCCATGTAAAAAAGAGATAGAAGAAAAAAATATAGAATGGATATCTAACGCAAAAAATCAGGACGAATATTTAATGAATCTCTCTAGCTATAAGTTTGCAATATGTCCCGAAGGAAATGGTTATGATACACATAGATTTTGGGAGTGTTTATATTTAAAAGTGGTTCCTATATGTAAAAGAAATAAATTAGTAGATTATTATTCTAATATATTTCCAGTAGTAGTTTTAGAAGACTGGAAAGATTTACATGTAGAGAATTTAAATTATAATAATTATAAATGGGATAATTATAAACAATTAGATTTAAATTATGTAATAAAAGATGAAAGTTATGAAATAGATGAAAGTGATGAAATAGATGAGAGTGAATTTACAAGTATGGTATACAATGATCCAGAACAAGAAAGTATATTTGACATAGTAATACCAGTAGGACCAAATGAGAGCGAAAGTATAAAAAGTCAAGTAGATTATACAAAGAAAAACGTTTTAGGATATAGAAATATATATTTAATTTGTTTTGATCCAAAAACAAAGATAGAAGATTGCATAACGATAGATGAAAGAATATTTCCATTTAACATAAAAACCATAGCCAGTTTTCACGGTAGTTCTTGGAGGAATGGATGGTATCTACAACAATTACTAAAATTATATGCAGGATTAGTAATACCAGATATACTAGGTACTTACTTGGTATTAGACGCAGATACGTTTTTTATGAAACCAACGATCTTTATAAAAGATAATAAATGTTGTTATAATTATGGAAAAGAATGTCATGGTCCTTATTTTAATCATATGAATTTGTTAGATAGTTCATTAAAAAGAGTATATGAAGATAAATCAGGTATATGTCATCATATGATGTTTGAAACAGACAAAATAAAAAAACTGTTTTCTCTTATAGAGAGCAATGATGTAGAAAAGAAATTTTATGAAATCTTTTTAAATAAAGTAGATAGAAGGTTCCATAAAAATGGGTCGGGTGCTTCTGAATATGAATTATATTTTAATTACTTATTAACGTATCATCGCGAAGAAATAATTATTAGAGAATTAAAATGGAGAGATAGTAAATCATTAGATAAAAATATGGACTATGTATCAGTTCATTGGCATTATAAATTTAAGGGACTAGAAAACTGGAGTGAAGTGCGTAGTAATTTAATAAAAGAAGCGGAGGATAAACGAAGAAAAATAGATTTACATTAAATGATTATAAGTTCTAGAACGATTAAAATTTTTACCGGTAAAATTAAAAAAATGATTAGTATTAGGAGGAGTAATTTTATGAATTACGTTAGTATGTATACTAGGAATATTAATAGGTTTAATTTTATGCTTTTGACACATCCATCCCCATAGAGGTTGGTCCCTATATGTATGTTTTTCGGTAGAGTATACATCCCAGAAATCAGAATAAGCGTTTGTTATTTTTGTGTTATTTGGGTCATATCCAAAGGTAGTATTTTCATATATTCGTTCTTCTTTTGCACCAACCTTTTTTAAGTATTCTGTTATAGCAGCTCCATTTTCTTTGCTATGTTTATGACATCTAACACATAAGGCCGCTTCGGAATATGGAGTACTTTTTAAAGGATGTAGTTTTTGCATTACACCTGATTCGCTTTTTTTTATTCTTTCAGCGGCTTCTTCCCAGTTCATTTTGTTATTTGGACTATATATAGCATCACAGTAAAAGATAACATCGTAATTTTTTTTCATAACATTTTTAATATAGGACCACCCCATAAATTTAATATATCGGGATTTGAAAATATTATTTTTAATAGTTTTATTTAATTCCTCTTCACTAGTATGTTCTACTTTAGATAGTTTATTTAACATATCATCATCTAAATAAATAACATTCCATGAATCATGTTTAAATGTTTTTAAATTTGTAAATAAATAAAAATCATAATTTCCAAATTTTTCAAACTTACCAACACCATCAATATTGGTTCTGGAGTCAGAAATTAATGTAGTTATAATACATATTTTCATATATATATATAGCATAACAAATTTAAGTTAATATAAACTAATAATTAAATAAGAATAATTTAATAGTATGTATAACTGGTGTATACTAGGAGATTGCAGTAAACCTAATTGTCATCATTGCTATCCAGTTATAAATTGTAGGTTTAGTCATGATTTTTGCATAAAAAATGGATGTTGTCGCGAAATAAAAGAAAATAATATAGAAATAAAAAATAATAAAATAAAAATGGAAGAAAATGATGATAGCGTATTAGTAACTGGATGTGCAGGATTTATAGGTTCTCATGTATGTGAATATTTGTTAAAAAAAGGTACTTTTATTTACGGAATAGATAATTTAAATGATTATTATGATCCAGAAATAAAAAAGAAAAATTTACAACTTTTAAAAGAATTTGACAATTTTATATTTAAAGAAGATGATATAATAAAGACCACTATTATAAAAGACGTTAAACCTAAAAAAATAATACATTTAGCATCAATGGCAGGTGTTAGATATAGTATAGAGAATCCTTTTATATACAACAAAGTAAACGTAGAAGGATTTATACATATATTACAAGAAAGTGTAAAATATGGAGTAAAACAAATTGTATATGCAAGCAGTAGTAGTGTATACGGGTTAAATAAAAAAATACCTTTTAGTGAACACGATAAAATAGAAAGTTGCAATAGCCCATACGCATGTAGTAAAATGTCAATGGAATTATATGCTAAAACCTATGGCCAATTATACAATTTATCTTGTATAGGACTTCGGTTTTTTACGGTATATGGTCCAAGAGGTAGACCTGATATGGCCCCGTATAAATTTTTAAATGCAATAATAAAACAAGAACCCTTAAATAAATATGGAGACGGAACAACAAGTCGTGATTACACTTATATAGATGACATAGTAGATGGAGTTGTATCTGCGCTAGAAAATAATAAAAAAATAGTATCCGAGGTTTACAATCTTGGAAATAGTACACCAATATCATTAAATAATTTTATTGAAACTTGTGAAAAAGTAGCTAAAAAAAAGGCAATTATTAATAGTCTTCCGATGCAATTAGGAGATGTGCCTCATACGTATGCAGATATTAGTAAAGCATGTAAAGATTTAAATTATAAACCTAAGGTCAAATTAGAAGAAGGATTACAAAAAACAATGGAAAGTTTGTTATAAATATTCATATGCATGCTTGGAACCTCCACGTTCAGTATTCCATGGAAGTTTTAATTTATTAAGCATATAAACAGTATCTTTAGGAATTTTAGTTTTGTGTCTATAATGGTATATAAATTCTACATACATAACATGTAGTACTTCTACCTCGTCCATATTTAAATTAAATAATACAGGAAAATATTTTTTATTACATCCTAAAAGCTCACATCGGTTAAATATACATTTTTGTTGTCTAATAGAATTATATCGTTTAGTATCAAAATTACTCATTATAGATTCAAATTCTTTAGTATAATATCTTCCAGTTATTTTTATAAAAAACTCAAAATTATTATTTTTAATTAATGTTGAATTTTCATATGCATAATTTATACTATATAGTTCTAACATTCCTTTACTTTTTTTTTTAAACTTTAATGTATTTAAATATTTAGTAGTTAACTTATTGTTAGGTTTATTTGGTTCTAATAAAATATTAAAATGAACTACTTCAAATCTATGTTTATATTTTATAAAATAATCTTTTAATTCATCTTGAAATGAATAGTCTGAATTGTCAACAACGACGATGTAGAAATTAGTATTATCTAACCATAATTTAATCACTTTAGTATAAGCAGCTATTCTTTTTTTAGGGTCCCTTTGAACTAGTTTTGCAACGGTTTTATCAATATATACAGTAGTAGTCAATATTAATACTTTATTATTATTAGACATAATATATATATAAAACTATATATATAAATAAACTTATGAATAAAATAATAACAATTAGTTTATCGTATTACAATCAGGATAAGAAAACCTTAGTACGACATATAGACAGCTGGAAAGAGTTTCCACTTGAAGTAAAAGAAAGATTTACCTTTTTAATTATAGACGATTGCTCTAAAACTCCCGCACATGAGTTATTAAAGGATGTAGACATGAAAGGATTAGATATTCATATGTATAGAGTAAAAGAAGATTTATATTGTAATATAGCAGGAGTCAGAAATTTGGGAGCAAAAGAATGTAAAACGCCTTATATGATGATAATAGATATGGATACAGTAGTATCTCCAGTTATGTCAACTGAATTAGTAAAATTAGCAAAAGATAATATAGACAAAAATATAGCCTTTAGATTCAATAGAAAAGGTGGTAAAAAATCAGGACATTTACACCCAGCAGTGTGTTTAATTAGAAAAAAGGATTATTGGGATGTTGGTGGATGTGAAGAAGACTTAGTTGGACATTACGGGTGGACAGACCCATCTTTTTGGCATAAGGCACGAGGAAAAGTTAACGTAGAAGAATGTAAAAACATTTATTTAATCTATCATTCAGACGGAGAAGCAGATATAAAAAGAGATCATGGTCATAATAGAAAAGTTTTTAAAGACAAAATGAGAAAAAATTCATGGTCGAAAGATTATATACGTTTTAAATGGGAAAAAATAAAATAAAAAAACTAATATAAATGGGTATTGGCGGAGATTTAATGTGGACGTCTCTAGCTAAAGAAGTATATAAGAAACACAATAAAAAGGTTTGTTTTGTTCAGGGAAAAAATATACAGTGCTGTGATGTTTGGAAGAATAATCCATATATTTCTTTTAAATATGATGAAAATACTTGTATCAAGGTTAATATTGGATTTAAAGTACTTCCAGAGAGATATTCAAAAACTAAATGGAATGTTTCACAACATACAATCATATCTCGTTGTAAGCATTTTAATTATGAATTTCCAGAAAAAAAGTGTTATATGTATTTTACAAAGGAAGAAGAAAGTTATATAAAAGGAATAGCTTGTAAATTACCAAAGGATTTTATCTTGATAGAGCCACATGCAAAAACGTCTTGGTTTAAGCAAAAACAGTATCCTCTTAAAAAATGGCAAAAAATAGTCGATAGTATTCATGAAGTTTGTCCAGTAGTACAAATGAGTTTGCCAGGTAAATCGTTGTTAAAAAATGTAATAGATGTTTCAAGTAAGATACGAAATTTTAGAGAGGCTAGTCTTCTTATTAAATATTGTAAATTATTTGTATCTACGGAAGGAGGATTAATGCATGCGGCAAACGCGGTAAATAAGAAATGTGTTATTATTTTTGCGCCTTTATTTGATCCTATATTTACAACTTATGATAATGTTGTAGATATATGGGTTAAGGGGAAACACTATAATTGTTTCCGAGACGGAACGTGTTCATCGTGTATTGAATTAATGAATAATCACGATGAAAATACGGTAATTAAACGGATTATTGATACTTTTCATAAGATTTAACTTCTACTATTTCACTTTTAGTAATAATGTTAATTTTATTTTTAACTTCGGCTCGTTTATCGTTTGTTATATAGACATTTCTAGCCAATTGGATAAATTCATCATCAAACTCCTTACATTTTTCTTTTTTTCGTATATGATCTTCGATATCCCACAAAGACTCATTGACTTTCTTTAATTCATTAATTAATTCAGATAATTTATAAATACTGGATAATTTATATACATAAGGTTTCAATAAATCAGATTCTTTTTTAGCCTTTTCTTTTTTATTTGTATCATCAATTCTTTCGGTTTTTATTAGTACTATGGTGTATTTATCTATTAATTCTCCGTCTGACACAGGAACAGTAAACATTTAACATTAGTATATATTTTAATATTAAAATATATACGAAAATATATGGAAGTTGTTTCATTAAAAGCTTTTTTTAATAGCATCAATTACGATTATTCTATCTTTAAGGATAACATTAATACTATCAATAAACTTACAAAAACGCGATCGAAAGGTAATAATAAACCACTTGATGTCTCGACGAAACAAATATTTGATGTTTTGTCTAACAAAGAAAAAAATATAGAACAATTTGGTTTAGAACAACCCTTTTTAATTCATGCGATATGCAAGAATTATAACGCAAAAAATTTTCTAGAAATTGGAACTGGAAGGGGGACTGCATCTTATAGTGTATCCCTTTTAGACTCCGTTGATAAAATCGATACAATAGATATTGTTTCAAAAACAAAGAAGTTTAATGCAGCAATTAATTTTGTAGAATTTAAAAACTTATCTCTTTCCACTATTTACGACTATATACCGTTTGATTCTAAAAAAAAGATAACATTTCACAATTCTAATTCGTTGAACTTTAAATATGATATTTTATCCGAAACAAAATATGATGTTGCATTTATAGATGGTTGTCATAATCACTACGAGACTATTATGAATGATTTTATAAAATGTAAAGAACTTATTAAAAAAAATGGAATAATCGTAATGGACGATTACGGAACAGAAAAGGTTGTTACTAGAGTAATTAACGACATCTATAAAAAATACAAAAATGAATTTAAGTTCAAAGTTATTGAATTTCGAGGCCATTTGTTTGATGAAGCTAAAAAACAAAAAAAAGTGGGTGTTGTATTAATAGAAACCTAATTTAACTTACTACGGTATTTAAATTCAAATTAAGATTACATGCCTTATCTATAATCCATAATGACATACAATGTAAAGTAGTACCATGCACATCACCAATACCCTTTCCATTCGGAATTTTTTTACCATACATATCTGTGCGAGATTGCTTAGGAGAGTAACTGAATCCGCCGTCTGGTTGTTGATATGTTAATATTTTATTGTATACTTTTATTAATTTTTCTTTACTCTCTTTTACACGATAATTTATACTAACAGCTTTTGCTAAAACATAGACATAATCATATAAATTACACCCACCTTTATCTGGATTCCATTTTATAATTGAATCAACAATGGTTTTAACCATTGGTTCAATCTTTTTATAATCATAATTCATTGCGTCTAATCCCGTAAAAACTTTCATGATTCCATTTGTTCTTACGGTATTGTTAGGCTTCTTATTATACCAACCATCTGGATGTTGATATTTTTCGATTTTTTTCAAAATATCATCTAATCTTTCGGTTTCTCCATTTTTATGACAGAAAAATAAATAATGTGATAGTTGAGCCCCATTATTCCATGGGTCATCCCATTGCTTTGGCTGTTTCATAAAATAAAGATTCTCCATATCTTTATAGTCGCGGTCTAAGTTTATTTTATCTGGCGTATAGCCAATATTCACTAGTCCAGACATGGCTTGTCGGGTTTCTGCTATATAATAATCGTTTTTTTTAGGAGCATCTTTATAATAGTTGTTTCCATCTTTAAATCTCAATACAGCATCGGCCATTTTTTTCTTGTTAAATTGGTGATGATTGTCAAATATTCTTGCGAGTTTACAGAACAATGCCGCGGCATCTAATCGGCACGATTTATCATTTTTTGCGTCCTCTCTTATGATCCAGCTGTAATTATTTTGTTCTATTTTTTTTAGAAACTCAATGCATTTAGGTATCCAAGATTTATCTACCTCCATTTACTCTAAAGTTAGATTTTATATATTTAAATATACCTAAATTAAAGTAAGTTTAAAATATCATTTTATATTTATACAAATGAAAAAAATTATGTTTACATTAAAATCGGGACCACCTAAAAAAAATGGTGCTGCTGGAGGGGGTGCGTTTTTTGTAAGAAATATGGCAAGGTTTCTTGAAAAGAATGATTATAATGTCATTTATACATTAGAGCCTAATATTGATATTATATTTGTCATTGACCCTAGAAAAAATTCAACGAATAATTATAAAATAGAAGATATAATTAGATATAAAGAGAAAAATCCAAATGTTAAAATTATTCATCGGGTAAATGAATGTGATATTAAGCGTGAAAAATCAATTAATATTGAACCTTTACTTTTGAAAGCAATGAAAACAGCAGACCAAGTAATATTTGTTAGTAAGTGGTTGGAGTCATATTTTGTAAATAAATATAAACTAAAACAAAAGACTTTATCGATTTTAAATGGAGTGGACTCAAATATTTTTCATAGAAAAACACTCGAAAATAGTGGTTTTAAGAATGGAAAAATAAGGCTTTGTACACATCATTTCTCTGATAACTATCTTAAAGGTTTTCATATTTACAATAAACTAGATGAAATACTTCCCGATTATCCTAACATTGAGTTTACGTATATTGGAAATTATAATAAAAAGTATAGACCAAAAAATATTAAAATCATAAGCCAATGTTCTGGTAAACAGCTAGCAGATACTATCAGAAGACATGATATTTACATTACAGCTACACAAAACGAACCTGGTGCCATGCACTATATTGAAGGAATGGCGTGTGGTCTGCCAGTTTTGTATTGTGTGGGTGGTGGAGGTGCAAAGGAAATATGTTCTACAGCAGGAGAAGAATATGGTAATTTAAAAGAATTTATGGAAAAATTACAAAAAATAAAAGAAAATTATCAAGATTATGTTGGCAAAATAGATAATTTATACTTAAGTAGCAATAGATGTTCTCAGGAATATTTTACAGTTATTAATAGTATATAAGAGAAAAATATTTTCTTTTAGGTAAATATGTATGAAGATATAAAAATAAGAAATGATAGACTGGGGACACGATTTGTACTAGCATTCTGTCAACTAATGTCAATTGTACACTGTAATAACAATCCCGTATTATGTGCTTATTCTGGAAAACTACACAAATATAATCATCATAAAAGTATATATTTTTTAACCTTTTTAGAATTTATACATAAAAAACCAGAAAAAATAAAGTGTGATGGTGGTAATTATATAGGAGGACAACTCGGAAGAATGTGTTCCTTTGTTATAAATTTAAAACAAGATGTTATAAGCTATTTTAAGACTCATTATCATGATAAATTTCATAAAATTTTATCAGGATATTCAATGCAAAAAGATTATAAATTACCTTGGCTCGATTCAAAAAAAATTATTTGTATTCATGTTAGGTTAGATGATGTTTCTGGCCATAATGATTATAATGGTGCAAAAGCATCAACCATTATAAATGATATTATTAATAGTGATAACATAGAGAATATAAATAAATATAATAAAAAGAAACATATAAATACACAGAGACCAATTTCATCAGAAGCATTGGATAATGTCATTTCCAAATTAGTTAAAAAATATCCAGATAAAGAAATACATATTATTAAAAAAGGTAATTTTAATGAAAAATATCCTAATATATGTAGTAAGTATAAAGTTACCATTCATGAGAATAGCGAGGAATATGATTTATGGTTGCTTATCCATTCTGAGATATTAGTATTAAGTAAAAGTTATTTTTCTAATATGGCAGGAATGTTACATAAAGGAAGAGAGGTGTATGTTCCGGTTTGGGGTTGTTCAAGTGGATTGGGTATAAGATCAAAATATAATAAAAGCAATTGGATTTCATATTAAATAAAATATAAAACATAATATTAAATAAATTAAAATTAACTTATTTAATATTACAAATGGGTAAAACAACAAAGGAAAGACTTCAAAAAAAGTTGGCACAAAAACAAATGAAAGATTTACCTTTTGTAAGTGTTTGTACTCCAACGTTTAACCGAAGACCATTTATAGAATCAATGTTTGAGATTTTTAGGCAACAAGATTATCCAAAAGATAAAATGGAATGGATTATTATAGACGATGGTACGGATAATATAAAAGATTTGATAGTTAAAAGTAATATACCTCAAATTAAGTATTTTTATTTAAATCAAAAAGTTTCATTGGGTAAGAAAAGAAATATGTTGCATGAGAAATCTAAAGGAGAAATTATTGTTTATATGGATGACGATGATTATTATCCCCGCGATCGTGTATCTCACTCCGTAGAAACTTTAATAAAGAATCCAACTGCGTTATGTGCAGGTTCTAGTGAATTATTTATATATTTTAATCATAATAAAAAAATGTATAAATTTGGTCCATATGGTCCAAACCATGCAACAGCAGGTACCTTTGCATTTAAAAGAAAATTGTTAAATGATACTAGATATGAGGATCATGCTGCACTAGCAGAGGAGAAAGCGTTTTTAAAGAATTATACCGTACCTTTTGTACAGTTAAATCCTTATAAAACAATATTATGTTTTTCACATTCTCATAATACATTTGATAAAAAAAGACTATTACAAAATCCTAATCCTAAATTTGTAAATGAAACAAATTTGAAACCTAATATGATAGTAAAAGATAAAAAATTACTTGATTTTTATACTATAATTATAGAAAATGAGTTAATTAAATATGAACCAGGTGTGCCATCAAATAAACCAGATGTCTTGAAACAAATAAAAGAAAAGGATGCTCAGAGAAATGCACAAAATGTTCAATCTTATATAGAAAATTTGCAAGGGACAAATAGTAAACTTCAAAATATAATACAAGAAAAGGATAAAAAAATACAAGAATTATCAATTAAATGTAATGAATTTAAAGCTAAGTATGAAGCGAATGCGGAAATGTTGAAAAATATACAAGAAGAATTAGCTAGGGACGCGGAAATGAATCAGCATATGTAAACAAGTTAAAAAATAAAAAAGATTATTATTAATGTTTAAAAAAATAATCTTTTATTTTTTAGTTAATGCCATTGTGTTAAAAATAAAAGGACTATGTATAGAATGTATAAATTGTCGACATTTTTATGGTGATTATAAATGTAATTTGTTTGCAAGAAACAAAAAACTAGGAGAATTTAATGTATATAATTATAAATTATTAAAAGAAAATAGTACTTTTAAATATTTAAGTATAGTCGAGGCAAGAAGTAATGAGCAATTATGTGGTAAAGACGCACAGTGTTTTCATAGCGTTTATTTATAAAATACACTTAAAAGAATAATAATTATTTAATATAATGGGAGAACAGTATATTAATAATTTGATAGATAACAATGTAAATGACGTGTTTATTCAGTTTAAATACAATACAATAGTAAATAATAATGAAATTATTTATATAAAAGACAAATATAGTTATGAAGAATTTAAAATAAAAAAAATATCGGATGATAAATATTTATGTAGTGTTCCAATAAAAGGAGGAGTTCAATATGCGACTCATTTTGATTGTTTAAATAATGCAAATAGTTATATGTTGACCCACTTAGATTATTTTCATGAATCAACATGACACGTTTTATTTATATTATTAAAATTATACTTTTAATATAACAGTTTATGTTTGAATTACATCAAAGAAAACAAGCGACAAATAATTTATTAAATTGTTTAGTATATTTATTAAAAAACTTATCGGTGAATAATAATGTAAACGGGTTATATGTATTTATATTTCATTGGTTAGTTTTAGGTATTCCTTTGATAAAAATCATTTTTGGTAAGGTTGACAAATGGTTTATACTGTCTTGTTTTATATGGATAATTATTTTTATATTTCATATTTATTTTAACGGTTGTATATTAACACGTTTAGAAAGAAAATTGTGGAACACAAAAGAATGGTATGGGCCATGGTGTTTACCATTTACATTTATAGAAATGTATAGCGATAAAAAAATAACTAGAGATGTTGCGAATAATATATTTTATTGTTGGGCAATATTTTTAGTTATTTATGTTTTAATAAAATTATGGTATGATAAAAACTGAAATATTTTTATAATCATTTAAGTAAATGAAACGCGTCTAAAGTTGTTTTATCTTGTTGAGTTTTAGCATTTTCATTTAAACGATTATAAAAATCTTTTACTTTTTTATTAATAAGAATTTTACCTGGATTAAATGATTTTAAAAATAAACCATTTAATTCCTTTACCCTGGACAACGCAACGTATGTTTGTCCTGCTTCAAATATATTATTTCCAACATCTATTTCGGCTAAATCAAGTGTGGAACCCTGTGATTTATGAATGGTAATAGCCCATGCTAATACTAGTGGGATTTGTCTAACCCCGACTCCTGGTATATTATCACTTTTCCAAATATGTTTATGTATAGTTAGTTCTGCACCATTATTAAATTTTACCATGGGTAATTTACCCGAAAATCCAGTAACAATACCTAAACTACCATTACATATAGGAAATTCACTATCTAAATCTAAATTTACAGTGCACATTACTTGACATCCTATTTTAAAATTAATTATATTTTCACAATTAACACTTTTAAGTAAGTTTTCTTTCTCTTTTTGTAATACAGAAGCTGGCGTTGATATTAATTGTTGGCGCTCTTTATCTGAAAGAACCATCTCTTGATCATTGCATATTTCCAAGTTATATTCCACGGTTTCTCCTGTTAATTTTTCTAGTTCCGTATTATTTATTTTTTCAACCATAGCTTTAATTGGTAGTAATATAGTAGGTTTTATGACAGATTCTTCGCCTGGACAACAACCTACTCTTTCGCTCAATATCCTTATGGAATTTGATGACATTTTTCCTTTTCTGATTTGATTCAATATTTTCGCATATAATTTATCTTTCTGACGAAATATTTCTGTAAATTCTATTTGACAATTTGGTTGAAAACTAGTATTCCATAATGGAGACTCAAAACAAAATAAGCTTGAATCTATATCTTGTTCTTTATTATTTTTTACTGGAGGCAATTGAAAGAAATCTCCAGAAAATACTACTTGAATACCTCCAAACGGTAATCCATTTTTTCTAACTTTTTTTGCAATTAAATCTATTAATTCAAATATTTTTTTAGACATCATACTAACTTCATCTATAATTAAAACGTCTACTCTTCTCCAGTTCTTTTTTTTTCTACCATTTAAATCTATACTAGTAGCAATTACATGATTAGGTTCTTTGGCTAGACCTATACCACCCCATGAATGAACGGTTTTTGCACCACAGTCTAAAAGTAATGCAGCACAACCAGTCATAGCACATACCTGAACATTTTTATCGGTTTTTTTACATATATCAACCATTGTTTTAATTAGAAATGATTTTCCTGAACCACCTGGTCCTGTAATAAAGATATTTTTGTTTAGTTTAAATAAGTCTATTGCATGTTTTTGTTTTTCTGATAAACTATCAAGATTTATTTGTTGGGAGGGGCAAGAAGGGAACGGTCCTTTCTCGAGAGGATGCCATGTATTTTTATCAGAAACACTGAAATACTCATCTGCTTCATCTTTGTTAGTAAAACTCTTAAATATAGCTCCACAAAAACCATCTACCTGTTTTTTAGTTTCACCCCAGTCGGTGTAAATTCCAGGAACTCTTCCGTTAACTACTACATACCATTTTAATTGTTTGTTTGTCATTTCAGTCATTTTAATATAATAAATTATATTTATATGCATTTCAATTATTTTTTTCGCTATCCTTTAATATAGCTGTAAAAGAATCAAAATCTTTTAAAGACATATTATGACAAGAAATGATTTCTTTCTTATTAATAGTTTTACGACAACAGGGATTTCCGTTATAATTACAATGGTAAAATCCTTGTTTAATTTTAATCATTTTTGCATCTACTTCATCGCATTGTGCTACGTATCCCATAGCTACATCACACGCTGTTTTTAGATTATCACGTAGTTTTTCTTTGTTAGTAGATTGATTACATATTTCATGCCATTCTTTTATAAATTCTTCTATATTAGATATCTTTAAACACGTTTTAGTTAAACAACTTTTAGATAAAATGAATCCTGGTCCCCCTGAGTGAAAATAAACTGGTTTATCTAATAAATTCCTTTTACATCCATGCCCGCCAATATAAAGATTTTCACTTGGGTCTAATGTATTCAATAAATCAAATAATTTATCTAATACAACATATGTATCTGTACCAAAGCACATAACATAATTAGTGTTATAATTTTTTTCTACATATTTAAGCCCATACCACTGTTTATAGGTTGCGGAAGCATAATCGTCTTTTAAATTATCGATATGAATAATATTGTCGGCTTCTAATGAATTTTCTTTTTTTTCTCCTAAAAAGTAGAGTAATTTTACATTTTTAAGATTATTTATTTTTTTTTCATGTGTTTCTTGAAGTTTTAAGATTTGTTTTTTATATTTATCTTTTGTGTCGCACCCATAAACAACAAAGATTAAATCATATACATAATTTTTTTTATCATTACATAAAGTCATGATTAATATTTATATTGCAATATAAAAAAAAAATTGAAGTATAATTTCTATTTTTTATTGTAAAGTAATTAAAATAATGGCACAAGGTGATTGTAGTATTTGCTGCGAACCCTTTAATTTAAAAACACGAACTAGTACAGTATGTAATAATCCCGCATGTGATATGCAAATTTGTAAGGAGTGTATAAGGACCTATTTGTTAGGGAGTTCAAATGATCCTCATTGTATGAATTGTAAAACCGCCTTGAACCAAGAATATTTAGTGAATAATCTGAATCGTTCATTTTGCAAAAATGAGTATAAAGACCATCGGACGGAGATGTTGTTAGAAAGGGAAATGGGTAAAATGCCTGAATCTATGCCTGCAGCAGAAAAACAAAAGCATATAGATAGTATTAGAGATGAGACGATTAAAGTAGAAAACGAAATTCGAACAATGACATCAATATTAAATAATTTACGAGAAAAAAGAAGTAAATATCAGACTGATATTTGGAGATTAGAAACAGGAAGAGTTAAAATGGCAAAAAAGAAATTTATAATGCCATGTTCAGTTGATAACTGTCGTGGGTTTTTGTCTAGTTCGTATAAGTGTGAAATATGTGATATGTATACTTGTCCAGACTGTCTAATTTGTATTGGTGAAAATAGGACAAATACTGACCATGTTTGTGATGAAAAAACAAAAGAAAATGCTGAATTTATTAAAAGCACTTGTAAAGCTTGTCCAGGTATGTGTGGAGAATTTATTTTTAAGATAGATGGTTGCGATCAGATGTGGTGCACAACTTGTCATACGGCTTTTAGTTGGAGAACTGGAGAGATTGAAAGAGGCGTTGTTCACAATCCCCATTATTATGCGGCTTTGCAAAATGGAGGCGGTGTAATGCCTAGGGCTCCTGGTGATGTAGTGTGTGGAGGTCTACCAGATTTCTATCACGAAATAGACAGACCCTATAAAAAAATAGTTCGAAAAATATTAAGACAAAAAAATATTTTTAAGTATTTCTCAACTCAGTCTGCAGCAGGGGGTGAGCAAGAGTCGGACGATGATGATGGCGAGGTAAATTTGGACGCACCTGCGATGCTATATGATCTAATGAATGGCTGGAATGATGGTGAGGACCAACAGTCTTGGCCGCTTGAATACGTAAAACTACAAACCCCAAAGTTAAATAAATATTTGGCAACGTGTATTAATATAGAAGTAATCTTCAAAGAAATTTCAAATATTCATCGTATCATGAATCACGTAGCGATTGTTACCATAGCCGATGAAAGAACAAAAATAGAGGGTTATAGAGACAACGAATCGCTTCGTGTAGACTATTTACTTAATAAAATAAGTAAAGACAAGCTTGCTGAATTAGTATACAAAGCGGACATAAGACGTCAAAAATGTCAAGAAGAGTTGTATGTATGGGAGTTGTTAAGTAATTGTAGTATTGATTTATTTCGGGATATAGCTATTAAATTAGAATCATTTAATCTAGAAAATGAAGAATCTATGATAGATTCTATAATTTCACTAACTGAATATATAAACGAAAAACTTCTTGAATTTAAAAATTTAATTGTTTATTGTAATTCAGAGTTTAAAAAAATAGGTATAACCTATGGATTAGTAGTTCCTTTCTTAAAACAGGGTGATTCATCTGTTATAGACGTTAAGGATAGAGGTGTATTAAGATTACGCGGAAGTACTGATGGAATTACTACGATTGCTTCTCATCATCTATCTAATCCCCAGATTTTTATAAATATGCTTAATTATCTTAATCAAATAGTTAATGAAAATTCGACCACGACAAAATATTATGCTACTTATAATGTATTAAGAATAACCTCACATAAGTGGAAAAGTAAAGATAAAAAAAAATCTATTGAAAACGATATTTTTGAAGAAGGTCCTATATTTAATATAAGAAGACGAGTATCAGCCCACAATCCTCACCTCGATTATCAATATATAAGTTAACTTAATGGATTAATTTCTTGATATCGTTCTGTAAACATATTCATTAAAAACGTTGTAATATTTATTTCTCTTACTTCTACATTTTTTATTTTATTAATTGGTACCATAGAAATACCCTTACCTCTTTTTATATGGTCGGCGCCTTTAAAACAAATATTATCCAATATATTCATAGCGGTTTCTTCGGTTTCATTCATATCCGCGCGGTCTATTCTATATTTACTTTTATATAAATAACGGTTGTAATTATCTACTTGATAAATTCTCAATTGTTTATGAAATAAACAATTTCTAATAAGACCTATTCCCATAATGCTTCCACCTGAACCTGGTAGACTTCGTTCTGATATTTTTTTAGGCAAAGGTTTATTAAGCATTTCAATTACAATAATATAACTATCATTTGTTATAATATTGCTAATTTTTTTAGGAGAGCCGTAAATACAGCCTTTTATATTTTTAGAATTTTTAAAACGAATATTTTCATTCCAAGTTTCACTGTTAAACCTTGTTGCACAAAGATAAATAGGCATTATATTTTTTATATCTGGAGAGATTTCACAATCAATTTTATTGAAATTAATCTTTTTTATCTTTAATCATATTTAAAATCAGTTTTATTTTCTTCTGCGGGATTTTCCGCGGGATTTTCCGCGGGATTTTCCGCG